TCATTTTTTTAAACTTTTGGGGCGGATTTGGGGCGACGACTTTAATTCTCTCGTCACATCCTCTACCTTCTCCTCGCAGACCACTTCCCATGGTCTGACCTCTTCGTCTGGCAAAACATAATCAAATATCTTGCCGTCCCTGCGAACAATCATGACCGTGTCGCCTTTAATATATCCGTCATCTACTGCTTGCTTTAATTCGTCATAATGTAACATAGTTTATTACCTCCTACTTATTTATTCGCAAAAAGTCTGTTTTTTTGAATTAAAATTGAAAATAATCTAAAAATCTGCAATTTTTAAAAATGTCCGTGATAAAAGCAAGTATTTTGCTATCGAATTTTGAAAAAAGCTATTTTTTTGAAATTCGGGCAACAAAAAAGCCCAGCAGTCTGCTGGGTGTACTATAACAAGGAATGTTAGAACTTGACACAGTATGGAATTATTGCCACTTTATACTCTTTATCAAAGTCTTTTTATTTCGTGAGTATCTATTACCTCTACTCTCATGCAGAGTCGCTGGGCGAAAGTTCCCCAGTTTATCCCTTTTCAACCCTAAAATCACTACATTTCTGTGCTTATCTTTATAAAAAACGACACTCAATTTCATCGTGTTCCTTGATAAGTCTTTGTCTAAGATGCATACCTTAACTTTGTCACGATAAAAAATCTCATAGAAAAAATCATAATTTTCAATTCTTGGTAAAACTTCACGAAAACTCTCGTTGCTATAAAACTCTTCTAACCTAAAGTTGCCTGTCTTTACTTGTTCTAACCGAGTACGTGCGTATAAACCTGTTTTTAACTTATGTATACCTAAAAGATGAAATAAATCTAACGTTTCAAATTTTACAATAAACTCTTCTAATCCTTTGTACCCAGTTATAAACAAACAAGAACGCCCATTAAAATTTAACTCATAATCCTCAACTATTTCTCTAATTTCCACAACAGTATTCTTTCTCAAAAATAAAAAGCACGGACCGGATCTATCCTCCGGTCGGGGCTAACGATTAGAGTTGACGGCTCTAATTCTCCATTGTGCTTCCTTGGGCTTATCGCAGGAGAACAGTTCTTAAGCTCTGCCAAGCCATATAATGTGCTTCGATTATATGTCTGTGTTGCCACAGATAGAGAGCGGTTAGAAAGGAGGTGATGAACGGAATTTCATCTATTTTCTTAACCACGTACATTATTTCACAACTTATCATAACTTGTCAAGAAAAATCTTCGCAAACAAAAAACCCAGCAAACGCTGGGCTGAAATCAAATAGGCTCTTTTGTAAGTTTATAGCGTGTGCCGTTGATTGTGACTTCAATACCTTCTATCGCTACTTCAATTTTGTCAGACTGACCGACATCTGTGACGGCCTGTTGGTCGTACTTAGCAAGCGACCCGTTTTCCGACTCAATAGCTTTCAGACGGCTTGACATACCTACCAGGTAATTATCATAGCCTGTAGCAGCGTAGTCATAGACTGCACCGCCTGTCTTAAACATGCCTTTGATAGCCTCGCTAAAGGTTTTGGCTCCTGAAACCTTGTAGCTACCTCCTGAACGTAGCAGGTAGAACCAATCTGTAAGAAAATCATCTACAGAGGCATAATGCATATAGTGACCACCTTCGTTTGATGGACGTGCTGAACCCTGTGTGACTGTAACACCGCTTGGACGGTTGCCTTGACCTGTCCAGGTCATCCCGCCCCAGTTGTTGTCAGCCTTGCCTACGGCTGAAGTTCCCCAAAGACCTTCAAAGTGTAGGACTGTGATAGCATAGCTAGGTAAGATGTCATGTTTTCTACAATTGGCCAGAATCTTGTCCAACACATCTTTTTTCAGAACAGCGCCATTGAAAGACAGGTCACCGTCCTCTTTAAATTGAGCCGTCTGTGGTTCATTTTTGACCGTCTCAGACGGTTTTTCCTTAGCTTTGAGTAATTTATTGACTATGGCTTGAACAGGCTCATAGCGTGGCCCTAGTGACCGTTTTCGGTCCTCTCCAGCCCCATGTTTACCTGCTAAGACCTCCCTAGCAAGCTCCTCATCAGTCTTCTTGCTTGCCGTAGCCTTGCCATTAATAACTGCCATGACAGGTTCATATTGATTGCCCAAACTTGCTTTGCGGGCATCTCCGTTCCCATGTACCCCAGCCAAAGTCTCCTTAACGAGCTGATCCAGTGATTTGTTGCTGATGCTGGGCTGATTTGCCGGACGGTATAGATAGTAATACATACCACGGGATACTTTATTGTAATCATCAATAGTAATACCATTGCGCTTAAAGTTACAATGGATAATGTTAACATTATCTACAAATATCCCAGTGTGTCCACCTTCACCGCTGGAATAACCACGTTTACCCCAAATAAAAATATCATGTCTTTGGGCGTTAAATGGTTTGTTTTCAGCAACCAAAACATATCCGTTACGTATCAACCAGTCATGCATATACTCAGTGTTAACCACCCAACCTGCAGAAATTGCACCACCAGCCATTAGCGCATAATAGACTGCACTAGAGCAGTCATAGCTATTCGGACCGTTACGATAGTCCATTGAGTAAGAGACTTTGCCGACACGGTCACTCATCCAACGAATGGACGTTTCAAGATTGATTGTCATCTAACACCTCCAAAATAGGGAAAAACAGAAATGCAATTGGCGCCAAAATAATCAGCGCCAACACACAAAATGTTGTCTTTAATATCCTCATCGTCTGTCTGCCTTTGGCTCGTAATAGTCAAGAGCCTGCTTGCTATCTGATACTCCTGCAGTTGTCGGGTCATTGATGATACCCACAACAGTCAAGATAGACATAATCGTCGTAAAGGTTGATTCCCAATTTTCAGGGACCCAATTAAAGCCTAGTTGTTGAGACAAAAGCACCAATAACGGTACTAGTGTCCACCAAAAAGTTTTATTGCGTAAACGTACGCCCCAGTTAATTTTCATAAATGTTACCCCTCTTTCATAATGACGCGTTTTAGCTCTCGAATATCTTCTCCCATGCTTTTGACCTGCTCCGCAAGGACCAAGATTGCCTTGTTTTGCTCATCGTGACTATCTAGTCGACGATTAGCACTTTCCTTGAATTCTTTGAGATTTTCAATATCCTTCTCTAATACTGTGATACGATTCTCTTGCTTTGTAATTTTAGCTGAGAAATTGGTCCACAATCCAACGACCGTAGACACAAATCCAACCAACGCATATACATGTTCTGGTTTGATATGCATAGGCTATCCTTCCTTAGTCAATTCATTGAACACTTCATCATCTTCAACTAGCTTGCGAATGTAGGATTTGATTCGGTCCTTAATAATTGGACTAAATTTAATATCCTTCCACTTCATGTTGCCTTCCATAACTTCTAGAGCATATAATTTAATCATCATGTCAATTCTCCTATCTTTATTAAATATCAGTTTCAGAACTATCTTCAGATTCATCATCAAAGATTCCCGTCGCAAAAAGTTCTTCATCGGTAAGGATTCCTTTCTCATAGAGCAGGGCAGTAATTTTCAAGAATGATGAACGGGAAGCTGCGGACAATTTTACTTGCTCTTTAACCTTTTCGAGATTCTTTGTAGCTTCTTCGGTAATATCATCAACCTTGGCAAGACGCTTGCCAATTTCATTGAATTTCTCATCTTCTGCTCTATTCGGGAAATTGTCCTGATAGATTTTTTCGAGTGCTAACTCAAACAGTTCTGCATCCGACTTATCAATAGCTTCCTTATCAAAATAGATGGGATACATAGCTCCCTCATCATTGATAAGTAATACTCTAGTTTTCGGATGTTCCCCTTGCGTATATTCCAACGATTTGTTTCCAAATTTTAACCTCATAGCTATTCCTTTCTAACTTGGATATGGGTCATTAGTGATGTATGTAATCGTGCCGGTCATTACATGTCCACCGACCGTATTGCTCGTCATCCTAATGGTTCCGTCTGGTGCGAAATGCAAGATATTTGGACTTTTTGTGAACTGAGATACATTTGTATTTACGGTCATATGGACATCGACAACAGGTCTATATCCAGCTGGTATCTTTTCCTGCATGACTGCATGTTCGAAAGAATCCACGGAATATATATTTCGAATTAGACTGATTGTTACTACATCTCCCTTTCGGACAAGATTGGCTTTCATGCTATAAGGAAATCCCATCGTCAATGTCTTTAGTGGTTTCTCTTGTAGCATTGGATGATTGGTTTGGGGAGTTATTTCAACCCAAGGATACCATGTTGCAGAACCATTTGAGGACTTGTAACCGATAGCATGTCGTCTGTATACCTTCCACCCGCCATTCCAGGATTTTGCAATCTGAAATATATCTGTAGTAGCTCTGCATGTTTCAATCCAGCCATATTGTGACGGAAAGGGACTGTTTGCACAGTTAGGGTTAATCCAGCGTGTGCCATTGTTAACATGAGTATTGACATCCGTATTGTAAGCGTAAATAGTATTACCTTCGACATTTGTCAATTGATACTGTTGTATCTGCTTACCACCTGCATAGATATTACCTGCCACATCCAATGACCCCGCAGGCCCATTCTCTGCAATTTTTCCTACACCAACTCTACCATCTTTGTCATAGCTCATCACAACACTCTCGGTTGCTACGGTAGCTGAAAATTCGACACTTGTAAACTTGTCCGACAATGTACCTATGATGGTAAATGACTTATTAGCTGGGTAACTTCCAGCCATATTAGCAGGTGAATTATTTAGAGTGTGCTGAGTCGTCCAACTACCAGACGCACTACCATTGTCAGCCGTATAGCTAGCACTACCTAGAGGGGCAACCTTGAATGACAATGTCATGATGTTCTTTTGGCTACCAGATAGCGTAATTGATGCGATCTTAGCGTTTCTGACAATCTGAATGATGTTGGGTGTCTGTCTCGTTCGCTGTGCTGTAAAGCTCAAAACAGGGGCAAAATACTCAATAACGTTGATAGTGACATCCCTAGTATCTGACCATCTGCCACGACTATCCACGACAGATGCACGGATAGTAGCAGAGCCACTAAAGTTCATGATACCCAACGTACCACCGTTTGAGTTTGTAACTAAGTTTCTATTTACTATCTCTGCCTTATATCCTGTAATAGTTGAGCTATACGACCCACTCGCACCATTAAAGTTTACTTGGATATTAGAAATAATTTGCAAGAAATTGTTGCCAGACAACAGACTTCTTGCAGCTCCATTAGTGTCTGTCAGAGTAACACCAGAAAATGTAGGTTTCATGCTTGCTGGCACATTTGCTATAAATGCGACCTGTTGCGTACCTGTTTTTGTTGAACCTGAGTAGGTATCAACGTAGATTGTACCAGTCCCACTTGTTGAGTTCGGAATATCATTTGCGAAATCAAGTGGGATAGTCCAAGTTGTAGATGTGTCTACATTGGTTGCGATTGTCCCTGATTTGTTTCCCCAGGCATACCGGACAATGTGCTTAAAACTAGAGCTTTGACGGTTGATATTGATAGTAAGTGCACTACCAATGACACCAGGGCTAACACTTACAGAACTGGAACGTGGGATTGTGGTTAGTCCATGAACCCAGTTCCCTGAAGCATTACCAAAGTTCAAAGTTCCATAGCTGATATTGCTCATATTAGAATTCAAGCCAATTCCTGCTGATTTTGTCCCATCAGCATTGTGACCTACTCGAAATTGTACTGAGCCCAAATATTTTTTAGAACCGTTCAGATATAGTGGACCAACTGCAAGGGTTTGAGATTGACCATCACAAGTGACAGTGACGGTATTGCCGTAAGTATTACCAAACTCAATGTTCCACCCTGCGTCCATTCCTATCCAAACATCAATCTTGATTACTGAGCTGTTTCCGCTTATATCTTGACTGACGGTGGATGATGTGCCTTCTAGGAAACCTCTCCAGTTCCCTGAATATCTAAATACTGCCATACTTTCAAGCTATCCCTTTCTACCCAACATACCGTATGACATTCATATCGGCGTTGAGATGATATTGTTCTGTGCGGAACCGTCCAATCTGTACAGAGGCGGTAAAGATACCATTGTCTATATGGATAACACCTTGCGAAATGTACATAACTTCTTTACCAGCCGAAAACATGGAAATTCTATCGCTTGACACTTTAATGGTTGAGCTTGCATCATTCTTACCGATAATCAAACCCTCGTTAGAGCTTGACATATAAGTATCAATAAATGTTTTCAGCTCTTTAAAGCCGCCAAACTGCGTAACCAGCAACTCAATCCGTCTGCCTGCCTCTGCCAAATCCGCTTCTGCTTTTGCTCGGCTATCAGCATTTGATTTTACAAATGATTGATAAGCTTTCTCGAGGTCACTAAGCGCATCCATAGATGCCTTTGCTTTAAGCTCTGCATCAAGTATCTGTGCCCGCTCGTTTAGTAAATTGAGCTGTTCCTGGGTCAATGCTTGGTCCGCTTTGGCGTCGATACGTTTTTCAACATCCGCCTGCGCTTCGCCAAACGTTGTCGCAACCATCCCTTCCTCTAGTTGTGGCTTGGCCAAATATAGGATGGAGTTTGTAGTAAACTCAAAGGCATAGATAAAAAACATTATTTCTTTTGTAAAATCAATATCATCATTTAATTTTAGATTACCAGATACTCTGTGCCACTTGTTAGTCGTAGATATATTGATTGTCGTTTTCCCAGAATGGAAATCTCGCTGGCCAGCCTTATTGTAGTAGTAAATACCAAACTGAATTTTAGTACCAATGCCAGTAGCAAAAATGTCTGCGGAGAAAGTATATTTACCCACTCTAAGGTCACTTGCTTGCAATGCTTGGTTAAGCGCTTTCCAGTTGCGCTGACCATTAGACTCATTAAATTCAATAACTGGCCCAGTACCATTAAACGATTCACGATAAAATGCATGATAAGATGTTGTCGGATTAGTGATTCCACTGTTGTACATACTACCCCAATTCGGAATCTCTATATTCTTGTAGGTAGTACCTCCGACCGTAAATGTCTCAGAGCGCTCTTTCGGGTTCGAGAAAGTAGCGTTACGTAAAATATTCCGTCCACCTACCTCAATCTTCGCCCACCTATCTGCCCAACGATACTTTGTCTTATCCGTGCTATCAGCTTGTGTGTAATCTGAGTAATGCCCGATATATCGCTGACCATTATCTGATGTGGTCAAGCCTGTACCGTCCGCACTATCCGAGTAAGCCCAATGGATGTATGGAGTTCTACCGTCTGCACCCTTAGGGCCAGGTATGCCCTGAGCGCCGTCAGAGCCTTTCCATTTAGTCCAGCGATAACTTGTTGGGTTTGTAGAGTTGGTAGCAGTGAAATCTTGATACATGCCAATATAGGCTTTAGTTTGGTCTGTCTGACTAAAGCCACCACCAGTTGCATTATCAGCATAAGCAATATGGGTATATTGAGTACGACCATCAGCACCTTTAGGGCCAGCTATCCCCTGGTCTCCCTTAGGACCCTGAAGACCTTGCGGACCTGTAGCTCCTCGGTCACCCTTTGCGCCTGTAGCACCATCTCGACCATCCAATACGTTTACAAACGTCAGCTCATCAACCGCTACCTCATCGTTACCTATGTATGCTGCCACCGTCAAAGTAGATGTATCTGTAACATCTGCGCCACGGACAGTATGGGTCATCCCCGTTTTAACAGCGCCATCCAAAGACCAGCGCCAAGTCACATTGGCAGTCAGAGGCTTACCGCCCTTGTAAAGAGTAGGCGTTACAATGGATTGACCAATTCCATTCTTGAAAATAACGCCATTGTCAGTAGCCAGTTTGATAAGGTAGGGCTGTGACGCTTCAAATAATTCATCAATTCGTTTTTGGAGATCATCAGGCAACAAATTGTCTAACGTCTTGAAATTAGCAAACCTCGTCCTATTGCTAGATGGATTAGTGGAACTAATCTCTTGCTCAACCACTCTCATTCGAAGTAAAAGCGTCGGTACAAATCCATCGTCATATACAAAGACCGTGTCGCCAATCCCTCGATCAATAAAGCCTTCTACCTCATACGACACGTCTGGATAAGCATGTTTTTTCAGTTCACGATAAGCTGTAGCTCGAATAACTTTCTTATCGGCACTATCAACAGTAATATCTTTTCGAATCCATTGGTCAGCCGTGGTACCGCTTGTGAATGCAGAGGGAAACATTTGCATAGATAACGGAGCGTAAAGAAGTTCCCCTTGTTGATAAAATTCCCTCTCTCCATATTCGTTATTTACAGACCAAGCCTCCATGCCACCGATAGTGACAATATCGCCATTCTCAGCTTTTCCAGTTGGTCGTACGGCATTGTAAATGTTTGTATTATCTACCGTTCGAATCAGACTCTTAAAATCTTTTCCATAACGCAATGGTTTAGCATGGATGCGCCCAACACCATGATGTGTATCATCATTTTCATGATAGATATTTACCACGAACGACTTGATAGAAGAATCATCATTAAGGTAAGTTTTAAATTCAAGTTCTGCACCAAATTTATTTGCCAAACTCAATAAACGTGCCAATTTTGTATCTTGACCTGTCCACTCAGCTTTAATTCGTTTATCTGAAATCTCGTTCACACCAATAGTCAACAAAGTGAAATTCAGTAAATCCATTGCCTCGCAATACTCTTTAAACGTTTTTGGTTGCTCCGATTTGAAAGGATTGGCGTATTCGTTAATTAGCTCCAGGTTAAGATTGACACAAGAACAAGTGATTGTTTTCTCGTTTTCTACAATTTTTCGAACCTTAAATAATTGAACCTCACCCTCATATTCAAACGAGACAAAAGCCTTATTGTTAAGGTAATGATAAGCATGCTTCGATCCAGTATCTTTCTTCAGAGAACGTTTAAAAACCGTAAATTCAAAAGTGGACGACCCCGTTTCCAGATACCTGTGCCACTTGTCGTTTGTATAATTTAGGGCATCCTGTTTATCGTTATCAATTGAAGCGACTTGGCGTAAATTCATGTCATGAATCGTTAAAAGCATTATAGATACCTCTCTTCAAATTGAATAGACACAGTAGGTTTATTCCTAATCCAGCTAGAACAATAAATCTCTAACTCACTCTCTCCAGGCGGAATTTTCAACCACGAAGACCCTTGAATGCGGTCTCCAAAACGATCCATGCCATCAACAGTTATAGTGTCATCCTCACAATCAATAACGACCGTAGAACCAATTGGATAACGATTTGGAATATCTTTAGCGATGCTAACATGATCCTTGCGGTAGTAGAAACTATCCAAATACATGTGTGATACAATCGGATGGTTCCCAATTGATGAGAAAGCAATATGGATTTTCTTAGACTTTTTCCCTTTAATCTCAGGAATGTAGAACTCATTGTAGGTGCCAAACCAATAGACCGTTACCCTATCATCATTTCTCTTTAAATCAGACCAGCCACGAGATTCATTGAAAGGATTGTGATAATCCCAATGTGTACCTGTAAATCGCCATTGCTTAATCATGTTGTAACCACCTTTTCCATCGGTAGCCATAAAATTATATTCACAATCAAGCCCATTGCTTCTCTTAAATGTTTCTACACCGTATAAAAATTGACCGTTGCTATCCGATACCGTAATTTTCATAGCTCCGTACTGATTTGTAGCACCGAGCCAAAAAATTTGTCTCCACCACAAGTAATCATTGAGAGACCCAACGCCACCAGCACTATCGTTTGGAATATCCCAGGTAAGAGAACTAAAACCACGACCGTTTAATTCAAGATGGTCACGCCCCCAAACATTAACCTTACGAATATTGCCGCTGAATACAGGATTTGCGTTTTGGTCATTCATGATTCCAATGTTAGGAGTGCCAGAAGTTAAAGCATTGCCAATTTTTGAATCTCTAAAGTCCAGTAGCATCTCAGACTGCTTAACAGATACAGTGTCAGCTTCCTCTCTATTTCCAATAGCTGTAGCACCCTTAGCATTTACTGCAGCAAGATAACCATTCTCAGAATTGTGTTTTACAGTAATAATCGGAAAGGCATCTGTAGTCCCATTGTTTTTTAAACGGAATGCCAAACGATCTGATTTTACAGTGGGATTATCAAATCGCCGATACGTTGTCGAATGAGCGACCCCATCAGGAATCAAAAATGTCACCGTCCCAGTCGACCAATATCCCCTTCCCTCTCTAGTGGGAATTTTCCCTGTCTTTCTTGCCAAGTAGTAAACATTTGGCTCATCAGAAAACAATAACTTCGCTTCTGAATCCGTTTCAAAATACTTTGCAAGTTTACGCTTCAAGGTATTTCTATCCTCTGCCCATATAGAGAAATCCACTTCAATATATTTTGGATTAATTGTTTTATCAGTAACAATCGCCCCAATCTTTGGCCCATCCGTTAAAGTCAATGAAGTTTCATTCCCAATATCACGACGAATATCGTGGATAACAATCAAATCCGAAAAATCATGCTCATTAAATGTCATTGTTACGATACTCATCGCCTTACTCCTCTCATCGCACTTTCAATCCAATTCCTATCATCCTGAAACTCCATAACCATTTGACCAACCTTTGCCTTATCCAAATAAACATCAGCAGGTTTAATCGTAAAATCAGCCATAGTCAGGAACGTCAAAATTTCTCTAAGCACACCAACAACATTGCTATTATCGATATGGATGGTTGTACCAGAATTATTCGAAGCATTAAAACGCTCCAATCCTTTAAATAAACTAGCATCTTCTGGAAAACCAATACCCTCCGCATAGTTGGGAATCCCCATACGACCCATCAGTCGCTCTGTACTACTAGCCTTCAAAACCTTAGACCCTCTAGGCAAGTCCAAAAGAACATTTCGACCATTCGGAATAAAGCTCTCACCACTAGGAAGCGTGATTAACTCCTTATACATAGACCCAATCTGGTCATTGACCAAAGCCAAACCACCAGGGTGGAAGTTTGTACCAATCGCATACATTCCAGCAGCCGAAGCGAGCCCTCTTTGCGAAGCTTTTATATAGATAATCTTTTCGTTTGGAATAGCATCTATTTGACTCTTTATAGAAGCTGCTACTCCAGAAGCATTATCCCGAGCCTTAATTGTTAACTCTCTATTTGGAACAGAGTTGATACTTTGTGTAGCTTGCTTCACAATACCACCAGTCAGGTCACTGGCTTTGATTTCAACCGGCTTATCTTGTTTTACATTATTAATGGCCCACTGAGCATCAATGACAGGATTTGCTGTCAAGTTCTCAGCCAACAACTGCTTCTGAGCTGGAGTCAAAGCATTCCACTGATTGAGCAAATCCTGACTCGTCGCAATCTCAATCATCGCCTGATTCCCGTTGATGATTAAATCCTTCTCATTGACAGTTAAAGCATTCCATATGCCAGTCTTCTCAATAGCCTCCACAATCATCTCCCGAGCATTGCTATTGATAGTGGCATGCTTCAAGATAAATTGCAGATTATTCCACCCAGCTTCAGATTGAGTCGCCTTGACCAACTCTTCCTCAACATTGGATTTCAATTTTGCTTGCTTCTCATCCCAAATGAGCCCTCTCCAACGAGAGTTCGCATCAATCGCCTCTTGACTCATCCCCTCAATCGTCTGACCAAGATACTGATAATCTCCCACTACCTTGGCGGTACTTGCAGTTGATGTATTCACAAACTCTTCCCAAGAAATCCCCATTGCATCAAGTAGAGTCCTATAACTTTGTTCAAGTGCAGCAAGACCACTCTCGTTCCCTTTCATCGACTCTTTTTCCCTATCGTACAGAGCCTTCAAAGAAACAAGGTACTTACTCCTATAAGCCTCCAAGGTGGCAAAATGGTCTGCCTCCATCACTTCTAATTGCCGATTGATTTCCTCACGAGCCGCCACCTCTTCTTCCGAATCGCCCTTGATTTTATTTCGAAGATCAATTAAGTTTGCACGACGCTCCTCATAAGCAGCCTTCTCATCATCCATCCATTTTTTAGTGGTGTTTACTGCCTGTTGAATCTGAGTTTTATTTAAGTCATCCAATTGCCCATTCATAGCATTTTGGATAGCAAGCCGCTCCTCACTCGAAAATTCCATCAACTCCAACTGCTTATTAATCAACTCAGTTTGCTTCTCCAGAACAAGTTGCTTTTCCTCTTCTGTTAGCTGAGTATGATTCTCTTTATGACGCTGATAGATAGCCAGCACTTCATCGCTCAACCGTTGAGTGTAAACTTTTGTATCTTCTGCATTCTTTTTCAACGAGGTAACAACCTCATCGCTCAGCCCAAGTTTCTCAGCGATTTCAAGGTCCTTCGCTAACTTTTCATCTGTCAAACCATGGATTTCATCAACCAAATCTTGAAAAGCCTGCTTGACACTCTCAACATCCTTCTTACCATTTTCACCAAAAAGACTAATCGCTCTCGTAGATTCATCGACCTTATCCTTAAACTCAGACAATTGTTCCGCCTGAACCTTATCAACCTCAGTTCCCCATTCCTGTGTCCGTTGATATGCTTTCCCTAATTCTGCAGTAAGGTAGGTTAGTCCAACAAGTGCAGCACCTCCGAGAATAACTCCCCACGTTATTGGATTTCCAAGCAAGCTAACGGCACTTGATAGACCGCCAACACTAGAGGCAGAGGCTCCAGCAGTTGCTCCAATTGCTTCAATAGCTTTTTTACCAGCCCTTTCAGCACCAATATTAGCCAACCACTTACTTAGATTTGCAATACCTCCAGTCAAATCTCCTATAGTTCCAAAAGTAGTACCTAAAATTTTTGAAACTGGCGAAATTGCGCCAACCATCAGAGCCATGTTGATGATATTACGCTGAGTTCCCTTATCCAGTTCGGCGAATCCTTTTGCCAAGCTTGCAACATCATCAATCAACGGTTCAGAAGCATCTAAAACATCCAGAAACGCATCCAACAAAGGACCACCCAAGGTAATGGCAATATCGTTCAACTTATTACGAGCCATCTTCAATTTACTCTCGGTTGTCTCGTAACGTTTCTGTGCCTCCGTTTGTAAAGCATTCCCACTTGCCCACTCTTTATTTGCCATACCAAGAGTTTTAGCGAGCAGTTCCCCGGCACCAGCAAGACGTTGCAAACTATCAATATCGCGGATATTGCTAATCTTCATATTCTTCAAGGTTTGCGTAACATCTCCACCTTCTTCTTTGATGCGACGAAGACCATTTAAGAAATCCACAATTGCATTTTGAGGTTCAGCCTTCCACTTAGCAGCAAACTCCTCGGCAGACATTCCAGCAACAGCAGCAAATTTATCAAGAGCCTCCTCGCCCTCAGCAACTGCAGTATTCATTTTCTGCATGACACGGCTCATAGCAGAACCACCAGCCTCAGCCTCCATACCAACAGAAGACAAAGTAGCTGCCAACGCCATGATCTGCGCCTCTGTCAAACCTGCCAGCTTACCAGATGATGCCAAACGAAGCCCCATATCAACAATATCCTGCTCAGTCGTAGCCATATTGTTACCAAGCTGAACAATCACATTTCCCAGCTTCTTGAAATCCTCGGTCGGCATACCAGTGATATTTTTAAATTTTGCTAGAGCGACCGCCGCCTCTTCAGCAGACATATTCGTAGACTCACCCATATCTATCATGACACGAGTAAAGCTGATAATATCCTCAGTCTTAATCCCTAACTGCCCTGCAGCCTCCGCAACCTTCGAAATCTCAACAGCCGAAGCAGGAAGCTCCTGACTCATCTTCCGAATCTCATTGGACAACCTCTCATAAGACCAGTCCTGAGTCTCATCAACCGTCTTCTTCACACCAGCAAAAGCAGACTCAAAGTCCATAGCCGCCTTAGCAGAGAGTGTCATACCCCCAAAAATAGCCAGAGAAAGCGCTTGTGTCCGCTGGGACACAGTATTTAGCCCGTTCTCCCAATTCTGAGCCCCCTTACTAATAGCAGCAAGCTTATCTCCAAAAATATTGAGTTTGCTAGTTGCCAAATAGGCTTCTTTCGACACTTCTCTCAACTGGATAGCATACCTAGCTAACTTCGTATTTCCGTCTTCAATACGCCCTGCTAATTGCTGGGCCTTTTTCGACATCTCGCCGTTTGCTTTAGATTCTGTCTGATACTCTTTATTTAAGCGTGATAGCACTTGCCTTTGTGCTTCAATAGATTTGGTCAATGCCTCTTTTTGCTTTTCAAGAGCCTTTGCAGCATCACTCCCCGTTTTGTAATAATCAGAAAGACCTCTTTGAGCCCTCACTTGCTTTTCAAAATTCTTGAGCTGATTTTTTACACGAGTCATAGAGTCGCCCATTTTCGTAGCGTCCAGATTCAACTCAATGACCATTTGTCCTAATGGAGTACCATTACCCGCCATTCTATCCTCCTATTTGATCGAACATTGATTCATAAACATCTCCATGCTCATGACTTCTTCTTTTTCTTCCGTCTTGGCTGATAAAATAGACAAAAGAGTTTCAAAATCAGCCTCCAAAACATCGCTTAGAGAAAAGCCCGACTGACTAGCCACCAAGTCTCTAACAAACGTTAGGTATCTGTCTCTAGTTTCTTTGAGAGAGAGCTTTCTAGCTTTGGGTCATCACCCTTTGCTCCCATCGCCTTATCCAGCAAATCATCAACAGTCCGAACCAAATCCCAAGACGGAACACCTTTCAGAATATCCTCAGGACTAACCACTTCTGCAGTGAACAAACTAGCTAAAAATTCCACTTTCCTAGCGATAAAATCATAAGCAGTCATCTTGCCAGATTTCTTCTCGAATTCTTCAAGCATTTTCAGATAATCCAGCAACTTCTGGCCAGAAACATGGTTCTCCCTAATCACTTTTTCATAGCCGTTCTCATCATGTAATGTTAATTCAAGTTTTGCCATATCGTTTTCCTTTCAATAAAAATAGGAGACGGGGATTCCCCGCCCCCTGAAATTAAGCAGCGATTTTAAGGTTTTGACGTAGCTTAGTAACTTCTTCGTCAGTTGTAGCGAATGACACATAGGTCCCTTTTGTTTTGTTATCATCACTAGCCATAGGCACGAAGGTCAACTTCTCTGTAGGCAACTCTTTATTATCTTTTTCCTTAGTTTCAACACCAATAGCCTCCATAGAGAAACGACCTTTGTAGAAACCGATGCCAATTTTTTGTCCCTTCCCATCATGTGACCAAATAGCCAACGAGCATAGTGGCGCCTCTGTATCCACACCAATTGATATCAGATCATCAACCTTTTTACGACCAAGAATCTCGTTCAGCACCTTGAATGGAATATCTACCAATTCAAGACCCACAGAAATATCTCCTACACCCTTTGCATTAGTGTGATACACCAAGTTAGAACCAAATGTTTTGATAATCTCACTGGTCAATCCAGTAATATCAGCCTTCTTCGTCGCACCTTTATCTTGGGTACCATCTAGTACAAAAACATTCGTATCTTTGACAGGTTCCCCTTCATCTAGTACCCGAATCTCAATTGATTCAAAACCAATCATTGTCATATACTTCTTCTCCTTCTAATAATCAACATCGTACAAGGACGATCGTCCTCGATAACGCCTTGCATCAACATACCTTTTTGTCTCGATAAAATACTCATCAAGACCACCATTTAATTGAACAAACCCTAGTTCATTTAAGACCCTTTCGACAGCTAAAGCTATCTCTGTTACCTTTGATTTGCTACTCGCCTCAATATTCATCTGATAGGTCAACTCTTTCTGAAGAGCTCTGTCACTCCCAAAACTAGCTTGTTTTGGAGGAGCCATTGGAACAATGGCTAGACTTGGTTCGTTTGCATCTAGAGATTCTGGACGATAGTATGGTTTGACAGCAACATCAACCAATTCAGGTTGTTGTTTTAACAAATCTCCGATGCGTTTCATTATATCGCTCATTCAACCAACTCCTTCAACTCTTCTCTAGCCAACCTAGGATATTGTTCGCCAAAGTCATCGATGACCCCTTGCAACTTACCGAATCCCCTAGGGCGATAGAATTTACCATTCCTGGTAAATCCCATCTCATTCAAGTGTTCAATATTCCACCGAGGACTATCCCCAGGGTCCGAACGCTTCCAACCAACCTTAATTTTCGGGATGTTATAATCAGCAAAAGACACATTCCCAACGACAATCTGGCGAACAGTATTTCCCTTATCAACAAAAGACCTAGCCATAGCCTCAACTTCAGGAGCTACATGGTCCTTAGCAATCGTACGCAACGCCTTACTCGTCACACGCCTCATATTCGCCTCGCCCAAACGAGCTTCTAACGCATTTAGAATCTGTTCTATACCAGTTAATTGATAATCACTCATATCAACTACCCACCAAAAATATCACCAAATACATACGGTTGTAGAGGTCTGGTTGGACATCGATGACATCCCATTCCTTGCCGCTAAAACGTTCATCGTGAATAACAACTTTGTCCGAATTTTTAGGCTGAAAATCCTCCAATGGGTCTCTAATTTTAACTGTTGCATAGGCTTTTATTGCTTTAGACTTGATAGATTCAAGAGCAAGGGCGTTTTTAGAAAATCGCCCCTTCAAGCTCTCTAAATCTTGAAAAGTGACATCATGAACTTCTCCCCACGCAGAAAAACTCTCTCCAGTCTCTGCGTTAGATTCATAGAAGTCATCAGAAACCTTCATCCGTTTAAACGTAACTAAGGTTCTAAGCGTGCCGTTATGGGTAGTCTCACGCTTAAATTTTCTACTCCGTAGCATCGTCACTTCCCTCATTTGCAATTATCATGTTACGAAGATATAGAATTTCAATTTCATCACTATAATTCTTTTGAAATTCATCTAGCGAATCATGATATAGGTACATAGCCCTTTCAAAAACTAGTTCTTCTATCGTATCGTCAAAACTACTAGCTCCAACCAAAGTAGCAATAGCCAAAGCGCTGGAAATCAGCATTCTAGTAAGTTTGTCATCTTCGTTCTTATGAGTGATTCGCATCCTCTCTTTAAAGTTTTCAAGTTTACTAGCAGCATATTCAGCAGCTTTTTTCATCACTACTCCTCCTTATCCTTCGTTTTTGAAGACTTAACTACCTCATAAAAATCCGGAGGAACCTGAGATGACAAAGAAGCAAGCCGCTCCTTTGACACCTCAAACACATCCCCCACTTGACGAACAAGATTTGCTTCAAAATCCTCAAACGGACTCAAAACACGTAATTTCATGAGTTACCTCCTATCCCCCAACAAGCGTTAAGAGAGCAGCAGCATGATTGTCGCGGGCCTTACCATAATAGTGAGATTTTGTAGTGTACAACTGCAAATCTTCAATAGCAAAAGTCTGATCAAACTCCTCAATCGTCGCACTAGAAGCCATAAAAGCATCGTAACGATCAGGAACAAATGCAATCGCCTTACCAGAATCAATCGCAATAGACTCAACCAGTTTGATACCAAACGGCATAACAACTTTAAGATCAAGCCCTGCAGTAAGGCCTGTTAACTGAGCTTCCAAGGACCAACGATCAGAAGGATTAACCAAAAGACAAACCTTGCCATCAACCTTATGAAACTTATCAGGCTTCCCTTCACGTTTCTCACAAGACAAGAATTGCATCACGGGAGCCAAATCTTTCTTAGCCGATTCCGGAGTGATTGTAGCAATTGATTTCAACGCCTCCTTATCTGTCGGATAAGTAACCAACTTCCCACTCGCAGACGGCTTAGACAAATCCTTAATCAAACCGACTGGCTGATTCTCACCAGTACCTTTTACCAAAGCCAATTCCAAAGCAACTGAAATAGCCTCTCTGATTTGCTCAATGATGAAACCTTTCAACCAAGAATAGCTTAATTTCAAGGCATCCTTTGGAATAACCACATAAGCAGTCAGTTTGTTCATACCGAAATCAACTTCATCAAATTTTTGAAGCAATTGCCCCTTAATATCGCCATACAAAGGACCCCATTGAGCAACACCACTAGCTTCCGCAACCAAAGCTTTCAAACGAGCTCCCGTATTTTTAAATTTGATAATAGAAAGCAACGGATGCTCCGACTTCAAATCCTCGAATACCCGAATCATCAAAGTTTCTGGAATAATCCGAGGATCCTTAACACCAGGATTATCAGCAATCTCATTGAAGAATGCCATCTCATCGCCAGTGACAGTCGCATTTTGCTCCTTCAACTCAAACAAACGATTCAATTCTGACTCATTTTTCACACGCAACTCATCAGCTAAGATATTGAACGCATTCGAAAACAACTCCTCTTGACGTTCAGCACTAGCCCCAGCAGAGATCTCCTTACTCAACTCAGCAATCGCATCTCGATACTTAGGTAATTCCTTTAAATTAATAACCATCTTCTTCTCCTTTTAAGTAAATTTTTTAAACGGTGATTCAATTTCACAATAGTCATTGAATGCATTTTTAATAGCATCAGTGACAGCACTCGCATCAATTTCCATCTTGACTGACCGAACAGGTTTGTTGAGAAAAGCATCAAGCTTCCCCTCTAAATCATCCATCCTAGAGTGAAGCGCATCCCACTTCTCAACACCCATCGCTTCACCCTGCCATTTCGACAAAGCATCGATAATCCCTTGAGGAATAACCGCAGAAACACTCGCAACAAACTCAGGCACAAGATCATCCTGAAACATCACCTTGTCAGCAAAACCAGCCTCAACAGCAGATTGAGCAGTAAACCAAGTCGTCTTCCTCATCATGGCTAACAACTCATCCATAGACTTACCAGTCTTAGCAATGTAGGCATTAGCAATAGACTGATTCATCCCCTCAAGCACAGAAGCCTCGTGATACATCACTTCACTATCCCCACTAGCCCAACTAGACACGTTGTGAATCATCATCTGGGCAGTAGGACTCATCTCAATCACATCACCAGCCATCGCAATAACAGAAGCCGCACTAGCAGCAAGCCCAACAACCTTGACAACCTTTTTCCCCGGATAAGACTTCAAAGCAGTAAAAATCTCACTACCAGCAAACACAGACCCACCACCAGAATTAATATGAATCTCAATATCTTCGCCATTGTCCGGCAAAACAATATCTTTCGGAGCAGTAGATTCCATATTCCACTCATCATAAAAATCTTTATGATTATTCGGAATGATTGGTCCCTTGATTTGTACTATCTTCATCCTTAGTACCTCCTTCCTCCCTAAGTTCCAGATAATTCTTCGTTATATAGAGACGTTGCCCAAGCCCGTTAGGGAGCGGACTAAGACCAATTTCCTCCCGAATCTCATCTGCCATAGCTAAACCAGCAGCGATTAACTTATCCCCACTAGACGCAATATCGAACAAATCCTTTCTCATTAAGCCCGTAGCCTTAATGGTCTGACCGTCCAAATACTCCTCTTGCGTGAAAATGGCCACTTGCAACCCATCCAGCAACTTCCGCATCATAGGCTCAATAACCACCTCAATCAACTGCTCATGATTCTTTTGATTGTCTGCCAACTCACCATGGATCAACGCACTAGGAATACCAAGAATTTCACACAATTCATCCACATACTGATTCTTAACTTGCTTAATATCCTCAACAAAAGAAGCCTTTGAAGAATAACGGTTAGAAAACTCATTGTAAGAACCATCCTTATTCAAAGGAATAGGCACAACAGAATCTTTCTTGATACGTTCCACAACACGCTCAAAAAAGCGTTGATTACGTGACTCATCCTTTGCACCACCATCAGCACCTTCTTGCGCCTTTTCACGCACCCTGTCCTTAGGAAGCCCCAAAGTAAACCGAATCTGATTAGCCGTTTTCTGACGATTAATCAACCGACCAAGCAACTCACCATAATCAGCCCAAAGCTGTTCTGAGTATTTATTCAAATTCTCATTCTCACTTTGAAGATAAATCACATCATCACTAGCAAACGCCTTATCAATAGTAATTCCCTGTAAAGAACCAACCGAATAAACATTCCCAGTCAACCTAGCTTCTTTTTTCGAAAAACTATCCGCAATATAAAGAGACTCCTGGTAAGAAACAATAAGAACCTCCCCATCAGCAATCAGCTTTTTAGCAATCTCGCCTAAAAAAACTGAACTAGACTGATTAGGATTAGGCTGAACATTCAAACAAAACAACCAAGACTTCTTATTACTATCAAGATCGCCCTTGATAACAAACTTCGCCTTAGAAAACGACCTCGCAATATAATTGGAAACCTTATTTAAAGCACTAGCCTTCAAAGCCAAATTCTTACTCAGCTCATTCGCATAACTATCACTCTCAAAAGAGTCCGATAACGTAGGCGACTTATTAAATTTGAACTTAAATGCATCTAAAATACCCAAACCAATCCCCCTTTCTGAGAGAATTTCGTGTGTGATTGTTCATTCTGATTGCTAAAATGCGCTCAGAACGCTCCTCTCAGCACCACAAATTTACAGACCTCGTAGGAATCGAACCCACGACAACAAGGTTGGAACTTGCCATGTTACCACTACACCAAAGACCTAAAAACGGGAACAGCAGGAATCGAACCTACGACACACGGAGCTTCAATCCGTTGCTCTACCAACTGAGCTATGTTCCCCCAAGAAAACGCTGAGATTACACGTCTAAACGATTGTCTTTCGCAACCTTATGAGTTAGTTGCTTATCCACTGAAATCCCTCCCAGTACCAATCATGCACGGTTGGTTAGACCAACCACCCCTTACGTCACAAACTACTAAGCCGTTTTTCAATTAACGAAAACCCCGCTAAAGGTCTAAGCTGCTTTACTCTTCGACTTCACTCTCATCCTTGCGAGATTTGAGTGGGTAGCCTAGCTACCGAAGTACACTTTCCATTTGTGACGGGCAATGACTTTTGCTTTTAAATAATGTTTTTGTTGAATCATATAACACACACATATTTCCCTAGTCGTATCGTAGACGTGCATTGCCATGCGTTTCATCCTCTTTTGGAGAACAAAATGCGCAACGCCTACCATTATCCTCGTGTTAGCAGCACTCAGACTCATCAACACCCCATGGGTAGTCAACCCACAAACCATTGACATACCACCCGCTCTCGGCGCGACCCTCGAACTAAAGTAGCTCCTTCCTCCTATGCATTCGTCTCACGCACTACCGACGTAGCACCTCACCGATTGGCTCTAGCAAAACGCTTTGACTTCATACACTGACACCAAACTGATACCATAAGGATTGGATTGCTTAGAATGACCATTGCTGGCGCTAAGATTGACACAACCGAATCAAAGCTTTCCCGTGTCGCCACGGATTATCTAGGCTAAGCCCTAACAGAATCGATACCAGGTTCGATTAAAAAAGAAAGTGTTCATCAAAAAATATTGACGCAAAAATAACAAATATCTCTTCCCGGTACCCTTAAACGACTATATCTTCTCAAACAAAAAGTGCAAAAATGGTAAAAATGCGCAAAACTTTTAAAAAAGCAAAAAAAATAACCGTGCCACATTGACACGGTTTTAAGTAGTCTTTCCTACCAGTCAAGATGAGTGATCACCTCCTCAATGTTTCCAAAATGGCTTTTTAAGACGCTTGATTTCACTTTCCAGACTTTCAATCTGTTTATCATATTCCTTGAACTTCTGGTTGATGGCCTGAACATTGACTGAATGAATGCCCTCCAGATTATCCAAACGATTATCAATACCGTCCAACCTAGTGCTATGCCTATTCAACCTAAAGCCGAACCATTCCAAACAATCCCATAACTCATTGATAGGCTTGTATTTCTTCTTCATGCGTTTATTCATAAGATTCCTCGCTTTCCGCTATTAAAAAATTCAACACATAAGTAAATCCATCTCAATACCACTCCATTACGTCATCATAAAATTCCAAATCAACCTCAATATCAAGCTGGCCAGAACGCCACATGGCATACTGAAACGCCTTAAAACCATCCGTCTTACGTCTCGTATCCTCCTTCTTATCATAGACAACATTACCATCAGGTTTTAACTTCCTAAGTACATTATTCGTATACCACCGCATCATGTCATTCTTACCAAAGATAACATTATGCCGAGCAAAAGCCGTCTCAATTTTAGGAGCAACTAAACTATCACTAGCCTTCGGATTCCGTAAAACTTCGACCTGATAACCAGCTGGAGCCTCAAATTCCCCCTTAAACTGAACCTCAAACCCCTCTTTCTCAAAGAAAGGCTTCAGAAGATCCATTTTATAGTTATCAGCCACAATCCGTTGCAAGTCATAGCCATATTCATCCCTCATCCGCACGAACCAATCAACCACATACCTAGGATTAATAGTCGGTTCATCAATAACCGTTAACAAACCCTCATCTTCCCATTTCTTAATCGGAGCAAACTGACGCTTCCCATTAACAGAATCTTTCGGACGAGAATACCCATAGTAAGTATCAACGAACTCCTTCCGCACAAACGAATGACACAACCACACATAGTCATCACCGACCTTGAACAACAACCCGACAGCAGCAAAGTCACGAACAGCAGCATAGTCCAAGCCACCGATACAAATTTCATCCCTCAAATCAGGGAAATCACGCTTAGTTGCCACCAATTCCTCATGAGTCGCCACACTACGCTCAGTATCCATGACAGGAAAATCCATCCTCTTCGTCATGAACTCCTCACGGTTTGACGGATCCTCAATCATCTCATCATACTGCTCACAGACCACATCAAACAACTCTTCAGCATACTCGCTCATCGGACGATGGAACATAGGATTAGCCTTTTGCCACTTCTCCTTATCATCCACCTCTTTCTCTTCATCAATCTTACAAATAAAGACAAACATCGAGTTCCAGCGAGCTTCACCGCTCAGAACCTTCTTTGCCTTCTCCTTCATGCTATCAATGAACCCCTCACGAACATACCCATCTGTACCAATGTAGAACTCACGAGAATTTTTAACCTTACCAAGACCAGACTTGTGAACACGAACATCCTTATTGGACTCATATTGATGAATCTCATCAAACACCACCATACCATCACGCAAACCATCTTTGGTATTACCATTCGAAGTACGGAACCGCATGACACTATTGGTATGAAGAGACTTGATTTCAGACTTTGTATTGTAATAAATTTCTTTTAACTTAGGATTTGACTCAATAGTATTGTAAATCTCTTCGAAACTCGTCTTCGCCTGGTCTTCCGAGTTCGCAACCAGAGAAACATTATAATTTTTAATCCCATGAAAAGGGCTGAGCAGAAAAGCAATAATCCCAGAGACCAGACCATTCTTACCACCACCACGCCCCATCATAATCAAGATAGTTTTATAAACATTCCTATCATTGGCTGAGTACCTTAAAAATACAAAAGAAATGATAAATTTTTGAAAATTTTCGAGCTTAAAGAACCATTTTTCGATGAATTTGATACAATTTTCTATCATTTTTTCATCAAAATAGACCTCTTTTCTGTCTAACCTCGGAACGATTTCACGATAAATATAAGCAACTAAATCGACACGTTCTTGGTTGAATAAAATCTTTCCAGACTCATATTCATCTATGTAATCTCGCACATACTTAATCACATGCCATCACCGCCTACAAGAACTCATTCGGATCAGCAAAATTTGTATTTTTTGAGGCCGCATCTCGTTCCTCTTGCTTCTTGTCAAAAAACTCACCGAGCTTTATCAAAGCCTGATTAATCTTGACTTTTTCCCCAATAGCAGAGTTTGCTTTTAGAAAACTTTGAGCTCCATTTTTCACTACAATCATGTAGCCATCTTTTTTCAAAGTCTTGTCTAATTCTTTGTAAATTTTGACCAAATTCAGATAGCGCTCAACCTTTTCAACTTCAATTTGACTATCCATATTTATGAGACTCATAAGCTCATTTTTTAATTCGCCAATTTTCATTAGTCAACTCCTTTTTTCGTTATTTACCCCCCACCCCTAATTACGCACGCATACCCCAATTTTTGGTCAGAAAACTGGCCGCCGGTCTGGGGGCTTGGGTAAAATCACCACTTTTTTTCGACCGGGGGGTGTTTGCGTATGGAATTTCCGAACGTTTCGCATTAACGTTTACAACTATGTCAATTTACCATTCGAATTGCTCATCATTCCATTGCTTTTTACTTGATTTGAACCGATTGTGGCGCTTATTATGACAGTCTTTACACAAGGTTCGAAGGTTTGTCAGGTCTAGCGCTTTATCTGGATTCTTTTCTAATTCTTCTATGTGGTCAACTTCTAGTCTAGTTGTTGTCAGTTTGCCAGCTTCGTAGCACCAAACACATCTATACTTGTCTCGTTTTAGTGCTTCAAGTCTTTTCTGTTGCCATTTGTATGTTTTATAAAATGGATTTGATTTCATCTTTCTACTATTAGAACGCAAAAAAAGCGCAAATTTGGTAAATTTGCGCAAAAGTTTGATATTTTCAAAAAAAATTTATTGGGCTAAAACATTGATTTTATGCGGTTTCTGAGCGATTCGAAAAAATTTTTTAAATTTTTTTATAAAAATGCTTGACAATAAAAAGACGTCATGATATTATATTCTCAGAAAGTTAATCAAATAACTTTCGCCCCTTATCATACAAGGAAAGGGGGTGAGGCTCTTGAAAAGGCAAAAGAAAAGAGATGTTGACCATCTCAAACTGATTGAACTTGCTACTGCAATAGCTAGATTCTTTCAAATCGTTGCCCAAATCATTTTGGAGATAATAAAACATCTCTAAACCTCACAAAGCAGGCGGAACTTCTTCCGCTTGCTATCCTTGTAAATATTATATCATAAGAGGTAAACCGATGCAAGAAAATAAACGTCCACGAGGACGACCAGCGACAGGCCTTGTTAGAGATAAAAAAATAACCATCAGAACCACCGCTGAAGAAGCTGAACTAATAAAAAATAAAGCTAAAGAAAACGGTGAAAATCTCACAAATTTTATAATAAACTTAATTAAAGAAAAATAGCCTAAAACCTCCCCGACCAAAGTTTGGTTTTAGACTATCGACCACCCCACACGCTAAGCATGTAAGATATATATAGTATATCATGCGTGCTTGGTCTAGTCAAGTACGCTTTTTGCGTACCTCAAAAAAGAAAGAAGGTACAACCGTGAAACACTTAACAAACGCAAACGAAGCAAAAGAAAACTTCTACAACCTAGCAACAGAACATAGAGACTTCCCTGTAAAACAAATGCTAAACACATATTTCGAAACATTTAACAACGAAATGAAAGCCTATTTTGATGAAGTTGCTGACTACGGCAACGAAGAGGAACTACTTGAAGAGTTCTATGCATACCAAAAAGATTTATCACAAATGGCTGAAGCACTATACGCATAGGAAAGAAGGTATATCATGACAAACTTAACACCAGAACTAAAAGCAATCAACGAACGCATTAAAGCCTTTAACGCTAAGCGCCAAGAAAGCTTGAAATCAGTAAAAACAAAAATCAAAGTTGAAACAAGCATCAATCAACACGGCGCCCTAGTCGGTGATATACTATGCGCTGTTTGGGGATACGATCAAACTAATTATGATTTTTATAAAGTCATCAAAGTTACAGCCAAAACTATAACAATCGAAAAATTAAACGGATACGATAAAGGAACTATTTTAAAAAATAAAAAAACTCGATGCTACATGAAAGACGGTTCGGAATATTGCATCGCTTTAAACAGCTATTCCAGCGCATCATGTCGTATCGCAGACCGATTCGCGGAAGGAATGTATAAACAAGCAGAAGACGAAATGAACAACCCTTACAGAAGCCAGCACTAACATAGGAAGAGGCAACACCATGAAAAAAGCAATCACAATCATACTCATCATTATCGCGTTGTTTGGCATAAGCCAAATCCAAGTCACTACCACTTTTGAAGATGGTGGCACATACCAAGAGACGCTAGCTAGTCATATAGTATATAAATACATAAAGATACCATTGGCGCACCTTGAAATAAGGTAAGACTACACAGTTAAAGCTGTCAGCAGGCTTGCAAGGGCTTGCTAGTCATTTTAAAAATAAATAGGGCAAAAGCCCTGGAGGAAAATATCATGACAGTAACATTATTTAACAAAACATTCGCAAGTGCTACAGATGCGCTTATTGCAACTATTGAAAATTTTGACATCAAAGATGCTATAGAATTTGAAGATGAAGGCGATTTTATCGGTCTATCTTCTGCCCTCAAAGCATATAGCAAGGGACATGTTAGCAACGCATTTATCTATACATGGTTAGCCGAGATTATGCTTGGAAAAGAAGTCGACGAATTAACTGAAGACATCATCTATTGTACAGCCTGGGAACTTGCGGATTATTCGAATTTTGACAGTGTTCATCATTTCTTAGAAATTAACTGAGTATTATAAAACCAAGTCATTCGACTTGGTTTATTTTTTTACTAAGATTCCGGATTGCCGAGCGCTTAATATTCTGCAATGTTCTGATACTATAGTTCATGTCGTATGCAATCACGTTCCAAGGCTTATCTTCTACATAGTACAGTCGTAACACAATTGACTCAACGGGATCATCCAAATGCTCAATATCATGGACTAACTGCTCCCGCTCGTCGTATAGCCAGCTAATTTCGTCGTCAATGGCCCTGCAACGATTCTTTGCCTTTTCGGTCATCTCATCGCTAAATTGCGAAATCATGCTGCCGAGCACATTTCGCTCACGTTGCTTGGATCGTACAAGTGTCTCAAAACGCTTCAGCTTCTTTAGTCTTTGTTCAATGTTCATCAAGCCCTCCTAGAAATTTTGTTTTTTCGACAGTAAAGGATGCTCTGCCTTGTTATCATCAAAACTGCGAGTTTGGATATTAAACCTTTTTCGAAATTCTTGATGTAATTTTATCTCTTTTGCAGTTTCTTCAAGATTCTTTGCAATTATGTGACTCATTTTTTGAGAGTCTTCAGCAGTCAGTTGTTGTCCGCTGTTTTTAAACGGATTTCCAAATACTAATTTATAGGCCACTATACAAGATTTAATAAATTCCCAAAAATGATCTTCGGAATAATTAAAATGCGTAACCAGCAACTCAATCCGTCTGCCTGCCTCTGCCAAATCCGCTTCTGCTTTTGCTCGGCTATCAGCATTTGATTTTACAAATGATTGATAAGCTTTCTCGAGGTCACTATAAGCAGTATTCTTATCGTCATTCATCGTAAGTTTAACTGTATGCGGCTCATACACATCTCCATCTAGACATATTTTATCCACTTTCTTTTCTATTCCTCCACTTCTACTTTTTCCCCCAAAAAAGCAACATATCTTATATTCTGTTTCCTTTTGATAAATAGGCTCAATCGCTATATTCTGCAAGGCTTCAACGTTATTTTGTCAAAATGCAATGCAACATTTTTTCAATATGTTTCTTTTTATCGCTTTTTTAAAAAAATTATAGGCTAAATCCAGCCATTGCTTTATCTTTTTCATCTTGGTTAATGCCAATGTATCGTAAAGTGATGTCTGGCGAAGCATGGTTAAAAATTTCCATTAACAATGCTACATTCTGGTCTTTCTTATACATATGATACCCAAACGATTTTCTGAGCGAATGAGTACCAATCCTTTTTAGATCACAAGTTTTGGCACACTTGTTAAGGATTTTCCAAGCCTGTTCTCTACCAATCGGGCGTTTCTTACCATCTTTATCTCTCTTGTTACTTTCGAAAAGATAGTCATATGGTTTTAAACCTTTAACTTTAATATATTTATCAATCTGTTTCCTTAAATAATCATTAATATAAAATTGCTTCGTTTTACCAGTCTTTTGCTCAATTATGACTACGTGTGTATCTAACACCTCCCGGACCTTTAATTTGACTATATCACTAATTCTCAATCCAGAATTTAAACCAAAGACAAAGAGCAGAAAATTCCTTTGATTCCAACTTTCCATAAAATCCTTCATCCGCTCAATGTCATCTTTATCACGTATCGGCTCAACACTTTTCATTGCTTTCCTCCATTTCTATGGTATAATGTAGTTGAAAATTGGCATAGATGAGGGCAGCAATCGCTGGCCTTTTTTTTGTGTTACTCTTGATTTGTAATCACATCCCCCTGGGTAATGACTTCAACCCACTGACGTGCTAAAAATTTAATAATTTCAAGTAAAATCATAGTTCCTCCTAATCCACGGTCTTAACTTCCAGCGGCAACCACATCTTCGGATTGAAGTTGATAGTGTAGTCATAACTTGACACATCCTTTGTTTTTACATCCTGGACTACATAAGACACGTTATCAGATAGTCCGATGATATGTTTTTGATATTCCTCATCGGCAGTTTCGACCAAAATTTCCAGTTGATTATCTGTCGTGTCTGCTACAATCGACATCCGACCGCTCATCTCAAACATCACATCATTTGTGATAGCATTCAAGACCGTTACCTTTCGTACTACGTTGAAGTTATCTGCCTCTTCCGATAAGTTGTGTCGAACAACATCAGCTTGATCAGAACATCCAGCTAATATTCCAATTGTTCCAATAGCTGTCAATGCTAATTTAATTTTGTTTTTCATTCTCTTCTACCTCCGAATAATATTTATTACCTTTCGCCTTCACTTCTTGAAAATAGGCTCTGTAACTTTCGTCTTGAATGTCATCAAGGTTGATTTGTTTTGCTACTTCATAGACTGGCTCGTTATAGTCACAACAATGTAAATGCCACAACTGATTCTCCTGCAAAGTGTTTTGATTGAAACCGCATGAGCTTTGAGCCGCTGCAAAAATAAGTGCTGTCAATAACTCTTCATCAAGCTGAATTGTAATCATTTCGCCCTCCATTTCCGTCTATTCGCTTTTCTGGACATAGCAGAGCTGAGCACCTGTTCCCATACCTGTCTGCCGATAGCAGCAAAAAGCTGATGGTTCTGCTGTTTGAGAAAATCAATCTTCTTTTCTTGCTCTTGTCGGTCCTTGGTCAAACGTTCATTTTCATTTTCCAAAAATTCATATCGCTCAATAGCATCCTTTAAATCATCAATGACATCACGCTTTCTGGCTGTAATGCCGTTTCCTAAATTTACAATCCGACTCATGTATACCTCCTAAAACGGCAATCCATCATCAGTAATATCCATCTGCTGACCGCTGAAATTAGGTGGCATCTGGTCATCAATACTGGAATAGTTGGCAGTGTTATCACGCTTTTCAAGCACTTGGAAGCTCTCAGCGACAACCTCAGTCACATAGACCCGTTGCCCTTGCTGATTATCGTAGCTACGTGTCTGGATTCGACCAGTAATACCAATCAAGTGACCTTTCTTGGTCCAATTAGCCAGATTTTCGGCCTGCTGACGCCACATCACGCAATTGATAAAGTCAGCTTCCCGCTCTCCTGTCGATTGATTTTTAAAATTGCGGTTAACCGCCAAAGTAAAAGTCGCAACGGCTTGATTAGACGGTGTATAACGTAGCTCTACGTCCCTCGTCAATCTACCGACCAAAACAACATTATTAATCATCTATTATCTCCTTTGTAGTCATAGGTCCTCCACATTAATTTTTTTACCAAACCATCGCAGTATTTTGACCATGAGCATAAACATGACACCCATAAAGGTGCTACCCAGCCATAAGAGCAATATAAATGCAATAGATATAAAAACTAGTCTCATTCCAACTCCTCCAACGCTACCCATCTAAACTGTGGGTATTTTTTAGCTTCTTCTTGGGTGCATTTGTAAGCGTAAATAAGAACATCAAACAACTTATTTGATTCCCTTAGTATGAAGCTTCCTAGTGGATTTACCAGAAATGTATATTCCCAACACTTTGGCTCTGGTACATCGACCAGTAGCACGCCTAGTTTTTCGTTAGTCATTTAGTACCTCCATATTAAAACGGTTTCTGATGAATTTTTTCGCCAATTCGGGGTTTACTCCGTTTCCTAATTTTTGATAGATTATACCAATATCATTCTCATTAAAATTTCTGTGTAAATATTTGTTTAAATTTCTTAGATTATAGTGCCTATAGGCTATGTTTTTGTTTGGATTTGCATATGGCTGGCCTTTAACGATTGTTCGGCTACACCACGTTAACACTTTCTCTTTTACATCTAAGTGGCATTCACAATCTTCAATCTTGAAATATGTATTAGTTTTCGGAATGAGTATCAATTCAAGATTGTGGTTAATGTACGAATCGGGGAAGCAAGCCATTAATGCTTTTAATTCTTCCAAAGCACAAATTTTCATACTACCCCTCCACCAACTCAGGATTTTCATAGATGTTGCCAGATAGAAAAACCGTACAATTTTCCAAGCAGTCAAACAAACTATCCCAAACTTCTTTTCCCGTTTTGATATCCAACAGTTTCCAACACCCATCTCTATACACAATTCTAGCGTTTCCACTATCTTCCCATTCATCAAAATATGTCCATAATATCACATCATCTTCGAATAATTCATCTTGGCGAAATGTGTCAAACAACCCTGTGGTTTGCATGATGATTACATTGTCTAAAGGTAATTCAAAAGGCTCTTCTCCCGTGCGAGAAAGGTCCTTAGCTAGACCATCAAGTCCAATGTATACATCATGTCTCCATGCATGAGATATCTTATCCCACGCTCTAAACTTCGGTACTACCATTCTTCTCCTCTTTCTACGCGTTCGACCAAGCATTCGCCACAATACCCTGTCTGAAAGATACTGCCATAGTCCAATGTGCCTTCTTTGTACTTGCACCCACATTCTTCGCAGGTCTCAATTTTCGGTATCATTTCCTACCTCCTTCGTAAAATAGCCAACTAGCGCCTAATCCAAACATTATCTTCTGAGCAAGCGTCATCTCGTGGATGATGTTAGGGGCAACCGAATGAAATATCAGTATAAATCCAACAGACCTTAATAATTGTTTCATCATTTCACCACCCCTTCCATTACCTTTTGTAGCCATCTTTTGGCTTCTAGTCTAGCGTTAGATGACCCGAAACGGTACAGGCTAATCATGGCCAGTGTCTCCTCATTTTTTCCTGGAAGACGGCTATATATGGCCTCAGAAATAAGCTGTCTGCGAAACTCAGCTAATCTATCCTCAAAGCTCATCACTCCACCTCTTTCGGTAGTTCAGGTAATGGCATCCAATACAGACCTAGTGCATCTGTGTCCATAAGATTGGCACCATCCGAATCTTGATACCACTCATCAATCCAAATACTAAGTCCATCACTGACTAATACTTTTGACTCACTATCTGGTACAGGGTGATTCCAAATTTCATCAGTTCCGAAGTATGCTTTTTTCTTCCGAGTCTGTTTTTCTTAAAGAAAATTTATTCCATTCCATCACTCCACCTCCAAAACAAATCTGCCGTCGTAAAATTCCGATGCTGGTCTGACGAAGATGTCGCCTGTCGAAAGAGATTGGTAAACAACACCTGGAACTAAATCACTTTCGATTATTACAGTAAACAACACCTTGTAAATTTTGCCTGATTTCAAATGCTTATATTTCATCACTCCACCTCTACGACCTTCACACCGTCACAATCAAACACCCAACCAAAGCCGGTTTCTTCTAACTCCCTTTTTGTAAAATGTCCATCTTTTTCAGCGTGGTGAGCAAACTTGATTACAATTGCTACTTTGTCGCTGCCATTTGGATGATTTTTGTACAACCGTTGGCCTGTTGGAAATTCAACCGTATATAACTTCTCCTGCTCAATCTCGTAGCCATTAAGCCAAGCACGGGCTATCATATCAACCTTCTCAGGAATCAAGTCGTCATTCTCATCATATGCCCAATCACCGACTTTCCCATCGTCATTCAGTCTATAAAGAACTTTTTCCAAATACCAGCCAGAGCGTTTGCATTCCTCAATCCACTCCGCCACAAACTTCGGCACCACAACCTTCTGCGGTTCGTGGATTTGGTCAATCGTGTTCACAACAACTTCAAGTGGTACATAATCGACCTGTACACATTCTCTTATAATTTCGCCTGCTTTAAATATTGTCCTCCCTCTGTTAGCTATTTTTATTTTTGATTGCTCAATAATCTCAATCGCTTCCTGCTTATTCATCTGTTTCCTCCTAAAATAATTTAATCTGTGACTTGTATTCTTCCAGTCTGGCCAGAGCTGATTGGTAAATTTGCCCATCTTTTTCACAAGCGACATATTCCAGACCTACTTCCTCAAAAGCGATCCAGCTCCGCCGAAAACTCATCACCAGGCAAAGCCATCAAGCGGGCCTTTTCAGACATGCGTAGCGGATAATTCGCTACTTGCCAATCCAACATCTTGTCTAATTTCAAATAACCGTCCATCAGTCCTCCTCAATCAAATAAAAATTCCCATAATCTTTTAGAGCTCTTGAAACATGGATTGCAGCCGCTCGACTAGCAAACCGCATAGCCTGTCGTTCATTGCCGTAAGAAATATCAATTCCAGTACAGCTGACCTTTACATCTCTGATAAAAGGTCTGTCCTGCTTTGAGCCATGTCTAAGTTTCACCATTTTCCATAGCCTCCAGTTCCGCATAAATATCTGCCAACCTAGCCTGCCCCTCGGCAGTCTGTTTACCTGCCAAAACTTTTTCAGCCCAGTCAGGCACAGGCTCTCCCTTTTCGTCAGCAAGCATTTTTGCCTTCAAAGCCTGCATACGTTGCATGGCTTCTTCTGAATTGTCCTGCTCAATTTCTTCCAAGGCCCAGTCAGGAATGTTGGTTTTCGGCACTCTTGGGACCATATTCAGATACTTGTCAAAATTCGATTCTCTGAACAAGGTTGACGGCTGTAGGTACTTCTCCCATTCTGTACCAGTCCAGTTGGCTACCATGTTGTCAATGACCTTTTTAAAATCATCCAACTTGTAACCCTCGTTCCACCTAGCTTGAATAATTTTCTTGTTGCTATTCGACTGATAGCGATAAGACTTTCCAGTGGCAGAATTTAAGTATTCAATGATTTCCTTAATCGGACATATATTATATATATCTTCTTCTTTATCTATTTCTTCTTCTTTATCTAGTGCGTTACCATGCGTTACTGTAACGTTACATGTAACGTTACTATTTGCTAATGTTCTTTGTTTCTCTCTATGTTTTGCAACGCGTTTCCGAGCTTGCTCTCTAACCCTTTCCATGCTTTCCACGCTCTGATGTTTCTCCCAATTCGGGATTGTTATGGCATTATTGATAATCTCAATCATCCCAAACTGCTCAAAAGTTTGAAGCGCTGCTCTAACAGTGTTCAAAGGCCTACGAAATAGTGTAGACAACATTTCGTCTGTGTAATGTACACGATCATTCATCATAAGGACACCACCATAGTTCTGCTTACCAGCTAATGTCAGCAGTTTAAACCAAATAACGATAATCGTATCAGCTTCCGGTAACGACTCAATTAGCAGGATTTTTTCATCATCGAAAATATCCGTGACAATCTTAATCCATTTGATTTCGCTCGCCATCATTCCCTCCTTGTCAAAATCAACTGATCAATGCGCTCTCGGACAGATGTATCGGGAATCCAGTCAAGTTTCCGCATTCTCGTTACATATCTCACATCTATACCGAGCAATACCGCTAGTTCATCATTAGTCAGCTCACAATTTTGTACCCAAATAGCGTAATCCACCCCTGTATTAGACTTCAAATCCCCTACTCGTTTGGGTACTATGTGGGCAAATACATGTCTACGAGCCATTGAAACACCGCCTAACTGTACCGTTCTAACATTCGCTTAAGCGTGTCATTCTCATCCCTTAACCGCTGATTCTCGATACGGTATTCATTTCGTTGTTCAGCGATTTCACGGACCATGTCATGCAATAGTTGGTTTTCCTGTTCTAGTGTGTAAAGCGGACGAGGGATAGCAGGTTTTTCTTGTTTTAAAAAATTAGCCAACCATTTCTGCATATCTTTTCCACTCCTTATCTACTTGCTGAGTGTTCTGTTTTAGCCCGTTACGAGCTTTTTCAATGTCACAGGTGCTCTGATACCCCATGCCTGCTTTAAAGCCGTACAGGTAATCTCTGCGCCGAATTTCTTCAAATTCTTCACACATCCGCTTTTTCTCAACCTTCCGTTGCTCCACTACTGCCGCCATCAAAATTGGCACAGCGAAGATTCCTAATGTTAAAATTGCTTCAGTCATATCAACTTCCAATTCACACGCATCCACTCGACCACCGCATCTCGTGGAAATCGTGGGTGCGAACCTTTCTTTTCAATTCTTGGGAAATCTTTTAGGTGTGACACCCTCTGGAATTCCGATTCATTTGCAATACCTAGCAACTTCTTGCACTGCTTGCTATTTAGCAGCAACGGCATTGCTAGTTCTATGTTAAACACCTCAAACACTTCCACCAGTCTAACTTTTAGCTGACTGATAAAACGTGATATGAGGCTTTCAGCAATGTCATCCATCTTGTCAAACCTCGCTTTCGTGTGTTATAATTTAAGTAAGTAATTTTAATAAGAGCCTGATTGCCGTCAGGCTTTTTGTGTTGTATTCCAGTAGGTTTCTAAGTTAACCGACAAGATTGCTGCTAGGTTTTTCTTCTCTGTTTCAATCTGTCGCCTGTATGGTGCCAACCCATCCAATCTCTCCTGCTCTGACTTAGGCAGGTAATATCCATTTGGCTTAGTCTTCTTTGCTACTATCGGATGATTAAAATTAACCCGCAAGCTTTCAATCACTTCTTCCAAGCTACGCTTTGAAATGCTGAATATTAGCCGTAGTTCGCTTGCTTGGATTGGCAAGTCGTAACTAGCATTATTTTTGATAGCATTGAGAACTTTGATTTCCAAGTCATTCATTTCCCTAGATACTGTCATGCCATTTCCTTTCTGATTTTTCCCAGTGCCGACACAGTCTCCCACACATCTAGCCCATCAAGGCTATCAACTATCAGTTGACTGAGCTGGTAGTTTTTCTTTTGCCAGTTGGCAATCAATTTACTTTCCATGTTCTCTCTTCCTTTCCAATCTTGTTCCCCTCCCCTATCCATGCTATAATTTAGCTATCAACACGGAAAGGAGGTAAATACATGGCATCAAAATTTGATTCACTAATTACTGAAATACTGGACAATTATCACGAGAAAATTCACGAATCCGTTCACTATGATGAACTCGGAGAATTTCTGACTGCTTTACTTTATAAATACAAAGAAATTCACCCGTATAAACGACCATCTATTACCGACATTGACGGCGTGAAAATAATTGATCCAGGCGATTTTCACATCTAATGTCCCTTGGTTATTTTTAATAATTCCAAGAAAAAATCACCGTTCTTTTCTTTGCTAAGTTCAAACGGTCCAAAGGCAGTAAGAATGTCTGACATCTTTTCCCTAAAACGCTTGTCAGACTCATGCCGCTCTAGTGCTATCTTACAAACAGTTCCCACAACTACGATAGATAGCACTATTTTTGTTGCCTGTTCAATCTTATTGAATTCGTCCATCCCCTCACCTCCTCCTAATCTTCTTCCACCACATTCTGCACTTCCACAACCTCTACATGAGCCTGCTTGACTATCAAATCTTTAGAAGCACAGTAGCGAATCAAGATGCTCACTGCCTCACCGATTTTCAAATCATGCTCATTAGCAAAATCTATAACATATTCATACGCATCCGATTCGATACGGACCACTTTTTCAGCTATTTTCATATCTATTCCTTTCTAGTTAGTAAATTTGCTATAATAAAAATAAAAACGAGGTTTACTTTGGTAAATCATTTTTGAACTTGTAGACTTCTACAGGTTCTTTTTGTCTCTTGATCCTGTGGTATTCACTGACCGCAATGGTTAATGTTACCTGCATTGTTGTTTTGTCAATTTCAACAGAATCTTTAAGAACGTAAGGAACTCGGTAACCATTTATGAATAAAGCATTGTTGTATTCTATGACTATATTTTCCATCCCCTTCTCCTTTCTAGTTTGGTTAGGCCCTCTCCCGTGATATAATTGTGGTATCAACAAGAAAAGGAGGATCAGTGTATGAATGACTTTGAAAGTCTTAAACAAGCTAGTTACAAACTAATTGCTGAGTACATTGAGAAAAATCCAGCTGATGTTGCAACTACCGCTATTGTTGATGTCATTGAAAAGTTGTTAGTTGCCAAAGATATGCAACTTGATAGACTTGCAAATGAAAAAGCAGCAAAGAAACTCAAAGATATAGCTGATAAAGTCTCTGAGTAGCTTCATCTAATTCTTGTTCAGCCTTTTCTTGCTTTTTTTACCTTTAACACGATATGCTGAATAAGCTTTTTCCCAAGCCTTGACTATATCCATAGTTGAGGCTTTTAATTTTCCACTATACGGATACCGTTTCGGTCTCATCCCCTTCTCCTTTCTAGTTTGTTAGTTGGGGTAGTTTTATAAACCTACCGAATTTTAAAATCTTCGATAACACGAGCAATGAAACGATTTGCTTGTGGATTTTTTAGTTTACCGTTCAAGATATTGGTGACATCTTGGCGAGCCATGCTGTATTGCACCGCTAACGTTGTAATTGTGAGATTGTTGTCTTTTAAGTATTCCAATACTTTTTGACGACCGCCGTCCACATTTGGCATATAATTTTTCCTTTCTTGTAAGTTAAAATGAATAATAATAATCAACGGAAATCGTGTCTGCTCAAGTTTTTTACAGTAAACCCCTTTACAAAACTTCTTACATTTTATATAATGTAATCAATCACAAACTCGAAAGGAGTGATATTCTTTGTCAGAGTTTTTGAGGTATACTGTGTCTCAGTAGGAATATATTTTCATTTGTAGAAGCCAGTCACCTTCTACCGGGATAGTCGACGACAGCAGACTCAAACAGAAATGACTTAAAAGAAAAAATATTTCTAACCGATAGCAGTGCGAGGTGCGGATACTCGCCAAGTATCGTGTGCCACTGCTTCTGGCCTGAGCAGAACAATTTCCGTAGCGTACTCTATGAAGCAGATGGAGTACGTTTTTTTTGTTTGTAAGCGAAAGAGTTAGAAAATTTTGTGTAATTACTTGACATTATGCACCGTTTAGGGTAAAATCAAGGCATAATAAAAACAACGTTTAGAACACTTCTAATCATTTATAAATACAGTTTGGCGACCGTGTTATATTTATTTTTAGAATGTTTTTGACTTCGTTTTTTTCTAACTCAATCATTTACAAAACATATTTTACACCTTTTGGGATAATAAGTCAATAACTTTACACCAAATTTGTTAAATATTTTTTGTGATGCTCTAGAAAGGTTGATGAATCAATGTTTTCTACATTTGAAAAAATCAAAGAGCTTGCAAAAAAGCAAGGAAAATCACTTGGAGCTGTGGAAGAAGATTTAGGTTATGGCAGAAATACACTATATAAGATAAAAAATTCCACGCCCAACGCCGAACGATTGGCTGAAATAGCTAATTACTTCAACGTATCCACAGATTACTTATTAGGCAGAACGGATAATCCTCGGATAGCCACCGACAGCGATGTGCAAGAAATCGACTTCAAGGAAATGGCAGCCGAGTCCATGTCTTATGACGGCATGCCTCTCAATGATGAGGATATCGACCTCATTGCTTCAATCCTCGAAACTCGCATGAAAAACAGAGATAAGGAATAGTTGCCTATGATGACACCGGAATCAGTCTGCGCAGAGCGTGGCATTGATTTGGTCTATTTTGACGGTAGAGATACGGACAAGAAAGGCATATACAACAAGCGTGCGAACATGATTGCAGTTGACGCCTATTTGGATGAAATCCAACACAAGAAAGTCATCTACCACGAAATGGGCCATGAAGACCACGACCCGGCACAATATGACCGAAGACGTGAACAGTATGAATTACAAGCCGATAGGAATATGATCCATTACCTGGTCAAAGAAGAATTGGCTTTGATGGACGATGTTAGAGAATTTAATTACATTCGCTTTATGGAAAAATACGACTTAAAAACTACAGTCAATGAGACTATGGTAATTGAGGAGTTTAATAATTTAATTTGA